ACACTAAAAAGTAAAACATTTATGTTTGAGAACTTGAAGACACTTATTCGTAATGGCTACATTCGCAACTTGGACAATGTTGTGTTTGCTGAAATAAGGTCATTACAAGTAAATGAGAAAGGACACATTATTATCCCAGACAACTTGGCGAGCCACGGAGACAATGCTGTTGCTCTTGCTCTTTGTTCAGTTTGTTTGGAGAATGTAAAACTACCAAAAACAACTTACTTACCCGACTGGATAAAAGAAGAGAAGAAGGCAAGAACCTTACGCTCTGCTGGTGTTTCAGTTGGACAACATAGACGCTATTAGGAGAAAGACTATGGAAGAAAGAAAACCTGCTATTGAACACAACCTTGTTGCTTCATTTGGAACAAGCCTACGCCTTGTAAACCCAGACGGCTACTTGCGTTGTGTAAAGTGTAGAACCTGTAAGCCAGAGGAAACTGGCTTTTTCAAGAAAGACCTTTGTAATGAAGACGAAGGTTTCTGTAAGGACTGCGTAAAACATTGGGGCAGGGAACACTTACATTTGACTTTTCCTACAAAGGTGAGGGTAAAGTAAATGGCGAGAACAAACAAAGACATTATCCATTTTATTGAGGTCGTCCTACAAGACCACAAAGACCATTGGGACGAACAAATGGGTGAACTGAAACGCTACAAGAACGCTTACGAAAACCGCTTCTGGGACGGCGAAGTCTATGACGACGCTATGATAAGGGTTGAGACAGCAGACTGCTTCTCTTACATTGAGGGCTTTATTGCTGCTCTTTTTTCCAAAGCCCCCGCTGTTGTTGTTGGTGGCGATGCTGCTAATGCTGGTGGCGACCCTGACCTTGCCCAAGTAGCAGCCAACCGCTTCCTTTTCACACAGCGTGAGCAACTTGAAATAGCAAGCAGGCTCGCACTTATTTACCCAAATGCTTTCCTCAAACTATCCCCCCACGACACGGACGAAATGTTGGAGAAGGTGGCTATTAGAGCAGTCCCACCTTGGGAAGTTATTGTGGACAGGGATGCCTCCGGGTGGTCAAAACAACGCTTTTGCGGACACCACTACTATCTAACTATTCCAGAAGCCAGAGAAAAGTTCGGGGCAAGGTCTTTTACCGCTGTGCCCAAACAAGACTATTTTGGTTCTGGTGACGCTCCTTATCGTGGGACACCGAGCGTTTACGGCTATTCGGGGGCAACCTCTCCCGACTTACCAGACGACTACCTTTACATTGAGGTTGTTGAACTTTATGACTTTGCTTATGACCAACTTTATTTCTGGTCGCCTAACTTCGCCAATGGTGAAAAACTATTGGAGAGAAGCGACATTCCAGTAAGAAGTTATGACGACAAGCCACTTTCTAACCTTGCGCCTCTTTATTACGCTCGCAAGCCAGAGCGTCCAATGGACGGGCTTTCTGCTGTTGCTCGTGTTTATGACCAGTTCTATGAGAAGAACATTCTTCGCACCTATTGGGCAAACGCAGTAAGACGAGACAGCCGCCAATACATTTACAAGGAAGGTGCTTTTGACGAAGAAGAACTTGCTAAAATAACTGCGGGTGTTGATGGTGCTATGATCGCTACTGACGAGCAAACCCTTACTGGTCTTATTCAGCCTGTTGGCGTTGAGCCTATTTCTTCTAACTTTGACCGCTACTTGAACTTTATTGAGAGCGACATCAACAGAGGAAGCATCCTTGCCCCTTTCAGTAGAGGAGAAGCCACAAAAGCAACTGCTACTGAAATAACTGCCCTTGCCCAGTATTCCGCAAGTGAAATAGGTAAAATGGCTCGTGAGCGAGACTATTCTATTGAAATGGTTGCTGACCTTTACCTACGCATTCTTTCACTTTTAGCAGACGACGGAGAGAAAGCAGTTCTCGCAGTCAAGCAAAAAGCAAAGGTTATTACAGCACAAGACCTTCACGGCAAGTTCCGCATTTCAGCATTAGACCAAGGCAACCAGCCTATTGCTGACGCGATCAAAAAGCAGAACCTTATTTCACTTCTTCCTATTCTTACTTCTCTTGGCGTTCCTGCCGAGAGACTAAAAGAAGAAATAATAAGAGCCTATGAACTACCAGAAGACTTTTTGAAAATGCCTGAACCAGAACCAGAAGCACCAAAGGTAGGCACACGCTCTGTCCCAGACGAGGAAGCCCTTGTAGAAGGCACACCAGAGCAGCAGCAGTCTCCTGCGGCAGTTCTTGCTAATGCTCTTGTTGGCTCTGCTGACGAGATACAGGGACAATAAACTATGCCTATTTATTCATTCAAGTGTAAGGCTTGTGGCTACACACACGACAGCATTATGAAGTTTAGTGAAAGAGAAAACTTTATTAGGACTAAACGCTGCGACTGCGGTGGCGAACTAAAAACTGCTATGACCCGACCAGCAAAGACACCCGGTCTATGGGGCGACCAAACTGGAACTTATGGGGTCAATGGCTTTTATTCCAAGGCTCTTGGTGCTTATGTAGATAATAAACATGCAGAGCGTAAAATAATGGAGAAGCGTGGGTTTATTGCGGAAAGCGACTTACCCGCAAACTTCTGGGCTGACGAGACTGAACGCCGTAAGAATAAACTTATGGAACAGGAACGAGAAGTCCAAACTATTGAGCAACACCTTGCCGATGGTTATGAAATGGGTGAAGCAATAGCAAACACCTTTACAGCAGAACGCTGTTTGTCTGGGGAACTGGACGCTATTTACGACAATGTAGTAGACCATTCAATAGAGGAGAACTAAAAATGGAAGCAGACATTATCATTGCGGGTCGTCCAGTAGGTGAAGACCCTATGGCTGAAAGCCTAAACGAAGCAGAGCAGGCTGACGAAATGAACTATGAGGCTATGTCCCCAGAAGGTTCATTTGGTAAGAACGCACTAAATGCTCTTGTAAAGGCTACTAACAAACTATTACCAGCATTCGGGCAGACACCAGACTACCCAACTTTCAGTGAAGACATTGCGAAGTTCCCAACTGACTTTGTTCGTGTGCTTGCTATGTTCGCTGGTGCTTCTGGCGATGCGGCTGAAATGGAAGTTATTGAACCAGAAATGGTTGTTTCATTAGACAACATTACAGACGACCGCTCTATTATTCAGGAAGCAGGTCGCATTGACGCTCTTGCTCGCAACAAAGACTTCAAAAAGTTCCTCAAAGAGCCTATGCCTGAACAGGAAATGGAAGAGGAAAGCGGAGCAGAAACCGCTATGGAAGGCGAGGAAATGAGCGACGGACAGATGGACGAACTTTTTATGGAGAGAATGTAATGTCCCTTTACAGAAACATAAACAAACGCAAGAAGGCTGGAACTTCACGAAGCAAGAAAAACAGCACTATTGATAAGAAGACTTACAAACAGATGAAAGAAAAGAAAGGGGGCTTTGCTCCCAAGAAAAAGAAGAAGAAAAAGTAAATGCCTATTCGTAAAACAAAAGGCGGCTACAAAATAAAAAATGTAGCAGGTAAGTCAAAAACAAAGAAAGCCGCAGTCAAGCGGCTAAAAGCAATAAAAGCCAACCAAAGGAGAAAAGGCAAAAAATGAATGAGAGCACAATGGAGACTGGTGAAGACACCAGCACCTCTGTTGAGACAACCGAAAATGTTGAAACAACAGAGACACCTGACGCAGTAGAACTTGCGGAAGACCTCACTATTGAAGACCTATTAGGTCTTTCAGTTGAAGACGACGCACTATTCACAGACGACGCAAACCATAAAGGAATGAAGCCACTTCACCAATGGGTTCAGCATTTACCAGAAGATGTTAGAAAACACATTGGAAACCTTCGCGCTTCTTACACCCGTAAGACACAGGAACTTGCGAACCTACGCAAAGAACTGGAAGCAGAGCGTGATGCTATGGTTTCACAGCGTCAGCAGACAATGAATAACCCTGCCTACCAGAAGGCTGTTGAACTTGCGAATAACGAAGAGCAGTTTGACCTTTATGACCCAGAGGGAATGAAGCGAGAAATAGAAAGACAAGCCGCTATTCAGTTGAAGCAAATGCTTGAACCTGCGAGAGAACAAATAAAAATGGAGCAGCGTAAGGTAGAACTACAACGCTTCAAAGACCAGAACCCAGAACTTATGGATGATGCTTACCGACTACCTATTGCTAAAATGCTACACGAGCGCCCAGAACTGCGTTTAGAGGACGCATTTTACATTGTGAAGGCGAAGGTAGGGGCTGAAAAGTTAGAAGCCGAGAAGAGGCAAATGGAAGCCCAGAGAGCAAGTCGTAGAGAAACTTTGAAGAAGACTTCTACTGGCGCTAATGCTTCACCAAAGGGAAGTCCAAAGTTCAAGGACGCTTGGGCTGCTTACCAATACCATAAGGCACAGCAAGACAAAATGTAAAACATTTGACCCTTCCTCCTTATTAGAGGAGGGGTTTCATTATGCCTAAACCAGCAAAAGGAAAACGCTTCACCAAAGTTGTAAAGAACCGAAAGACAGGTAGAACTAAAAAAGTTTCTTATGGTCAGGCTGGGGCTAAAAACAAAAAAGGTGAAAGACGCATTCAACCGGGAACAAAGAAGGGCGATAGTTATTGCGCTCGCTCTTACGGAATAAAGAAAAGACTACCAAAGTCAAAACAAAACGACCCTAACACACCAAACAACTTGTCTCGCAAGAAGTGGAAATGTGTGGGCAAAAAGAGCAGAAAATAAACTTTTATTTGACGCTTTCTCTATTTATGAAACGGGCAACCTTTCCCGCCGTTATTCCAAAGACTTCGTAAGAAACCCCAGCGGAATAGAACAACTGGTGAAGGAACTAAAACGACAAACCCATTTCGGGCACTTGAACTTTTAGATAAGTAAATAACAAATAAACCATTTATTAGGAGAAAAAGAAAATGGCTATTTCAAACGACCTACTTTCCTCCACCCTCTATTCTATTCGCGACAGCGAAGTTGACGCACTTTACCAGAAGGTTGCCTTCTTGGACAATGCGCG